CACTCGCGGTAGCGTCGATTATTGCCATCGTCCCCGCGTTAGTCGATCCGTTGGAGTTGTCATAGATCCCGATCTGCGAGGTGGTCGTTCCGCGGGTGTTTATAGCCACCGTGTGCAGAAGCCCCGGAACGAGCTTCACATTGGTCGTTGCGTTGGTGGTTATATGCGTGTAAATCCACCGGTTAAAAATTGCCAATTATTTCACCTTCCTTTTGCGCTTAGGTAATGCCTTCTTCGGTTCCTTCTTCGGTTCTTTCTTCGGTTCCAATGGATTGACAATGGTCATGCCATCGCGGATCTCTTTCAATTCCTGGTAAATCAGCCATTGGATGCTGCGATCCAGATCGGGAACCCCCGAGTCAAGTCTTGATTTGATTTCCTCTTCGTTTAATATTTTCATTGTCCTCCTTGAAAAATTAGGGAGGGCTGCGAACCCTCCCCTCTTTTTACCAGTTGGCGACCATGAACCAGTTCACTCCGTCGCATTGCAGCATGGTCAGATGCGGACCGGTCGTCCCCTGAGTCCCCGCGGAGAATCCTTGAATCGCGGACCCGCCAAAGGTTAGGGTCGCGGTGAGGCCGCTGGAGTAGACGAGCAATGTCTCGCAGCCGCCGGACGCCGCAAACGACGCGGAGGTCGGTAAAGTAATGGTGGTAGTGCCTGCTCCGATAACCCGGATCAGGTAATCGGATGTCAGGGCAGTATAACCTGAAAGCGCCACAGCCGTGCTAATCGGCGTCACGTTGCCGTCGGCCTTGTTGATCAGCGTGTCCGCGCTCTTAGGGGTGGCGATGGTGTCCTGGGTCAGATGATCTTCCAAAGTAACGTGATCGTAAGTTGACATACTTATCTCCTTTCTTGCGACTTGTCCTTGCATTTGCGGCTACAATACTTAGTTCGTCCAAGTCGATATTGAGGCTTCTCAAACTGCTTGCCGCAAACAAGGCAAATCATCAACATCATACATACCCCCCTAGATTTTCTTATATCATAATACATCTAGGGGAGTATGTACATAGAATACCTATTACGTCGGATACACCATAAATAAACTCACAGGTTTTACTGCCCCGGCTCCGAATCTTGCACGGCCACCGAATACGTTGTTGCCAGTGTTCTCATCGATCCATGACCTTACCCTGAGACCGACGCGGTCGATCCAGATCAGGCCGTCTCGCTGGCACCTCTTGGAGTCCATGACCCACCAGGGCATGCCGTTGGCGGATGTTCCACCCGTGGGCACGGTCAACTGGTTCCATACGACCACGTTCCATCTTTCCGCGTGGTAGTTGAAACCGGCGTCGGTAGTGCCGGGCTTCTTCCCATCGCCATCGGTAAACACAGCGTCAGCGACAGCCTTCTTTATGACGGGGTCGTTGGGGATGATGATCGTGTCGGGCTGGATGTTCAGGATGTTGCCGTCGTGATCGGTGAACTTCTGCATCTTGTTCTCGATTGACGCTAAATTGTCATATGAGAACACATAGGAAGACCCGGTCAGGTAGTTGGTGTTGACTGCCGCCGAGAAATTCGAGTTGCCCGTAGCGCTCGTGTGAGCCGCGGAGAACAGCGCGACAGTGTCGTTTGCGGTAAAGGCATAGGTCTGGCCGTTCCACACGAACGACGTTGCGTTGCCATTGATCAGGAACTGCGCCCCGAATTGATCCCTCGTCCTGTAGTATGACTGGATGAAGTCGGCTGCCTCGGACTTGATGTTGAACATCTTGGCATCCTCGATCATCGTCTCGGTGACTTCAAACGAGAGCTTCCATTCGGACGGCGTCACAACCTGTTCGTAGCCGACCTGCTGGGAGGTGCGGGGATAGTTGCCGCCTTCTCCCACATTCTGGAAGTTTCCCTTGCTGGTAAGTTCAGAGAATTTCTCAGCGTACTTATCAGAGTCCATGACGTTGAAGATCAGGTTCAGAGGTGATTTATACCCCTCTTCCTCTTCCTGCAAAAAGGCACGAATTGGATCTTGGGACTTCAATTTGTTATCGTAGAGGCTTTTTATCCCCTACTTCTTACGGTTCTGTTCCCGTAAGTTCAGCATATCTTTTCGCCCTCGACTTTACGTTAGGGTGCTGCGGACTCGTGGAGGGATTATATTCTCTTTCGAGTTTCACCCTCTATGCGTTGCGTGTGACTAGGCTGTTACGTCTAGCCTTCCACTCTGATTGGCATGTTCTGAAACATATGCAGAGATTGCTTTCAATCTCTCGACATCGAAGAAAACCTGTTGAGGATACCATTCTACAAGGTCTTTGTGGTGCTTGCTAGCATTGCACCCAGGGCAAGCAGGGATGATATTTCCAAGTGTGTATTCGCCATATTCGCTAACAGGGATGATGTGTTCTTGCGTCAGTTTCTTTGGCTTCTCACCACAGTATGCACATCTGTAATGAAAGAGCTTCTTGACTTGTTTCCACTGTTCGCAGGTAAAGTCTGCCCTGAGGCCTTTCACTCTTACCCTGCGAAGGCAGGCACGCTGGATATAGGCTTCCGTGTTTTTCTTGTAGTCTCTATCCTTATGCTCTTTATGCCTCTCGGGGTGCTCGGCAACCCATTTGCGGTGATTTTCCCTGGCACGTTCCATTGCCTCTTCGCTCTTGTGCCTTCGGTTATATTGCCTTTCAGCGCCCCTTGCTTTGTGCTCCTGTGCATATTTGTGGTTGTACTCTTTTACATGCTCCCTGTTATCTCTCTTCCACTGGCAGATACATTCTCCACAGATAGTTGTGTAACCATCTCTCTTTGTCTTGTCCTTGTAGAATTTTGCCTCATCTAAAGTTCTCTTACATTTGTTGCATTGTTTCAAAACTTCACAGCCTTCCAGATTTCTTCCGCAGTTATAATATAACAGGTTTCCCTGCTACACGGCAAGCCATTCACCGAAAATACTGTTGTTCAGTCCACTGGTTTTACTAAATACTAACGGCATTCAGTTTCACTCCTTTATCAGTTTTTACAGTACGTCGAAGCGTCCGGTCACTACACCACCGAGAGTCGCAGTAAGGCTGGTCGTTGTAAGGACGTGGAAATACAGGCCGACAGTCGCGGCCACGGTCGCCACACCCGCGTCAACGTAGACGGCGTTGGTGGCGTCGATGGCGTAGAACGGGAAGGCCAGGGAAGCGTTCGTGATCGCCGCGGAGCAGGCAGTCTGCCAGATCTGCGTCGGGTCTACGAGGACAATGGGCACCTGCGCAGCAGAGGCAACCGCAGCCACCGTCGCTATCGCCGCCTGGCATACTCCCAGGATGGGGCCAAGCAGAGAAGTCGCCGGAGCCAGGCAGCCGGAAGCGTTGACGTACACGACGCTATCGATGGCAAGGCCGGTATTGGATGCTACGGAGTAGTTGTAGTTAAGCGGCGCGCTCGCGCCACTCAAAGATTGAATCAGCTTAAAAGCCACTTGTCTCACTCCTTCTTAACGAGTTCTTGGATTGTTTTTCCTGTCTTCAGCGATACATTTTGCCTTGAACTCCATGATCTTTTCATCCGTCCAGGTCGGGTTCATTGCCTTGAAGCGGGCAAATTCATCCGCGTCGATCTGAATATGCTCGAGATCGTTGGTCGTCGCGGCTCCCTCCGATTTGACGGAGGACCTGCCCTGGATTGAGTTTAAGGTAGCCTGCTTCGCTTTCTCGGCTCTCTTTGAAGCGAGGGCAGTACGGTTCGCGCTCTCGTAGGCGTCGAGTATCGAATAGCCTTTCTGCTTCAAGGAGAGCATCTTGGAATAAACTTCATCCCCGACGATCCCCTTGATTTTCTGGTCGGCAGCCTGGTCGGTAGACGATTTCACCTGCAAGCTGGTAAACTCAGGCCATTCTTCTCCCAACGCGGAGAGCTCGGCGTTGAAATCGGTTACGTGGGCGCGCTCTGACTCTGCCTTCTTGGTTTCTTCCAGCGCCCGCTTTATGGATTGGAACTCAGGATCGGTCCTGATGATGTCCCTGATCGTCTGGGGATCCCAACCGGCGTCCTTGTATTCCTGAAGTTTCTTTTCCATCTCGGCCTGCTGCTCAATTGTTTTCTGAGCATTGGCGGCCTCTTTCCACTGATCCAGCTCTGCCTTTAACCTTGCCGTCTCTTCTTCAGCCCTTCTTGCCTTGGCGAAGGCGGCGTCCAGATCAGGACTCTGCTTGCTGGTCCGTTCGGCGGCTTCGGACTCGCTAGTTTCAGCGACGGTTTCGCCTCCGTTTTCGTTTTCAAATTCATCCTCGGCAGGTTCGCCGGGGAAGAGGACGGCGGGCTCCTCTATTGCGCCGCTAATCGGATCTGGCATATCTTTGCTCCTTGCGGTTTACCCTCCGCATCGGGAAATCACCCGAAGGCGTTATTTCTTGCTGGAATCTCCGTAGCGCAGATCCTCGCCCATGATGTACTTGGGTCCTACTGAATCCCGCTCGATCTTCGCACCTATGCGATTTACTGAAGATTTGTTCGGGAAGCCTTCATTCTGCTTACGGGTCTGTGTTCCGCTCTTGCCGCGTTGCTTGCCGTCCTGCACGTTTGTCACCTCCTTAACGTGAAAAAGGGGAGCCTGTGGTTTCCCACTAGCCCCCCGTCTGGTTGTTCCTGATCGGAGTTTACTTATTCAGTTTGATCGTTTCCAGCTTTTCTACGAGCACGATAAGACTGTCCTGGATGGTGATCGTAATCTTCCCCCACTGGATCTCTTTCAGGGCGTTGATAATCCGCTCGTCGGTAAATAACAGCGACGCTTGCACTACTTGGTATGCGGGTTGATGATGGTCTTGCGCTTCTTCGGCTTCGGCGGCTCCACCAGGTGATCCAGGTTGCCGCCCTTGCGCGGGCCGACTGCCGGTTTCTTTACCATGCTCTGCTTGGTTGCCATCTCGCTTTTTCTACCTCCTAGTATTTTTGGCTTGTCGAGACTTTGAACTCCGTCATACTGCTTTTTACTCGCGTTGGGCATGGGGCCTTTCTCAAGCTTCTTCTTCTTAGCCATCTCACCACTCCTTAATTTTCTCTACGCGAAGGGCATTTTGGGATTGTTCAGCGAGGGGCCAGCCGCCTTCTTGGGCGGCATCATCGGCTTCTTCATCTTGGCCTTCGCTTTGGAGACAACCTTCTTTACCGCCTTGGGCATCTTCTTCTTGGTCTTAGAAACAACCGCGCTTTGCTTGAGCATCTTTTTGGTCATCCTTTCTTTTCGCCAGCTTTGCGATAACTTATAGCGACCGCCTGTTTAATTGCCGCCTTCTTTGACTTCGGCTTCGATGTACCGATCTTGCCTTTCTTCTTGTAGGTATCAACAAGTTCTTTAACATTCTTACCCCGGACCTTGTTGGACTTGCCCTTGAGGAGCGGCACCCTGATCACCACCTCCTTCGAACTCAGCGAAGATCTGTTGTAGAGCTTCGGGAGACTGCTTCATCATGGATGTCACGATCTTCATCTGCTCATCCTGGGGAAGCGTGGCGAGCTTCTGCCTCACGGCCTGCGGCAGAGAGGTGATAAATTGTTGGATGTCTCCCTGGTTCGGCATTCCCTGTTGTCCGGGCTGCGGCTGTCCTTGCTGTCCTGGCTGAGTAGTCCCGGCCGGCGGTTGGCCGGGTTGTTGCATAGTAGGTTGTGTAGTAGGTTGAGACATAGACAGCGCTCCGCCTGGCGCAGGTTGTGATTGCTGTTGCTGCTGTGCTTGCTGCTGTGCATCCTGAGCATCCTGGGCTTCCTTAGCCTGTTTCTGCTGCTCGATGAAGAACTCTTTGACCATTGTCGCCTGTGGAAAATCAATCGCCTCCATGCACGTCCAGAAAGCAACCGGATCAATCAACTTGCCTTTGCTGATGTTGATCAGAGTGTTCGTTAACCATACCTTATCCTTCGGTAAGGCGTCCTTGGTATTGACCTCGAAAGTAAAGTCTGTGTTATAGAACCACTCGCCTGAAGCATCCTGTCTCAGAAATTCGTACTTGTTGAACTGGCCCCAATCGTCCTGGTTCTTCTCATTTTTAGAGATGTAGGGTCTCAACTCATCGTAATAGGCCAACTTGAACTCGAACATCAGTTGGTATAATTCCTTAAAAGCAGTGTTCTTGTTCGTTGCCTTAGATTGCATCCGTCCTGAGCTCTGGTTAATCTGCTGCTGCTTGGCTACAGCGCTTTTCGCTGTGGTATCTTCCTTGCCAAGGAAAGCGTTGGTAATTCCCAGTTCACTTTGCGCCAAGGCATATAGCTCATGGGCAAACTCCAGATCCTGCGATACGTCGGCCTGCAAATCCTCCACACCGAAAGCCTGAAGCTCGGCAGCGTTTCCTCTCACCACTTCATAAAGCTCATTCTTGAGATTGAGCCTCATCGTGTCTAAAGTCTTTATGATCACGCCGCCAGTCAGTAGTTTATCTTCGATGGTGGAGACGATCTTCTTCAGGGCGTCCTGCTGATCGCGGATCACATCGACATCGCTTTGTCCGCCGAATTGGAAGTTGACCGGGACGTTCCTCCACCGGATCAGAGGGGATTTAGTTGGCTGGAAGTAAGGCACTTTCGTTCCCTTTTTGATCACGGTTCCATTGGCGAGGATCATATCCTCCTCTATGATCTCCTTGTCCCTGATCACCTCTTTGAATCGTTTGGAGCCGCACTCGCACTCATCAGATGGGCCTTGCGTGAGTCCGCACTCCTTGCAGACGTCCAGACGCCGATGATAGAACTTCTCGACATTCTCCAGCGGGACGTTCCTTGTCCAGACAAACTTGTTTATGTCTCCGTCGGTGTCCTTGTACCAGCACTCGAACAGAGTAACCTTACCCGAATAGTTCTGCGTTCCATGGAAGGCATTCATCTGCGGATATTCGTCTGAGTCACCGGGGCCTATATCGACGTTGTACCGCCGCTCGACGTATCTCTTGGTGACAGAGAACGAGACGAAGAAATAATCCATATCTTTGATGCGGTAGACTCCTGGCTGCGGGATGAAAGCCTTGGGATGCGGGTTCTTCACTTGCAATTCTCCGCGCCATAGATGATGCTTCTTGTCCGGGTTCCACATGACCTCAAAGAGAGAGAACCCCTGTATATTCGTAGTTCGCAGGTTCTCATCGTACATCTCATCGAAGTCCTCGATCACCTTCAGATCGTCTTTAGCAGAGTCCTCGATCATCTGAGCGAGATAGTCAAATCCCCTGTGTCGAGATTTTACAGCAGGGGCGGGGACCGTATTGTCCACTTCGGACTCCAGAAACTCATAGACGATGTTGACCACGTTCTTTGAGAGCTTCCCCGACTTGGATCTGGTGTCGGGATCGTAGTCCACATCGATTGTCCCGTTGTAGATCATCTCACGGTCGTTGAAAAGAGTCTCGGGATAGTTGTTCGCCTTGGAAAGCGCGCTCTTCAACTTCTCATCCCAGTATTTCAACTTTGCCATGAGTTCCTGATCTGATTGGCGGTCTGCTAAAGTATCTGCCACTTTTTTAATCACCTTCCGGAACGGTTTCAATAAGTCCATTTAATCACCTCAGCCTGCTAGATAGGCATCGCGGATGTAGCGCTTCCTGCCTGCTGCGTATGTTGATATTGATACCTTTGGCAGTTGCTAAACTTAGAGCACAACGCTTCCGCACTGAACAGCGTTACGTTATCAGGCAACGTACTCTCAAATTTTTCTCTGTCCCTCATGTGTCTGCAAACCTCTTTATGATCGCAATCAACGCACTTGTTCATTCCACACCTCCGCTAAGAATTGATCAATGCCTGCTGCCATGTTCAACGGCGGGTATAATTGTTTGAACTTCGCTTTGGCCTCGTCGTAATCATCCGGCAGGGAGTTTCGCATCGCCAGCATCGCCACTCCTGGCCCGCGTGACTCGCCTCGATTGCAGTGCACTAAGACCTTCACGCCGCACTTCAAGGCTTGTTTGATAGCGTCTAATGCCGGCTGAATCAGGCGCATCGAAAAGAACTCAGCAGGGGCATCCACCATGTTCAGGATGATCCTGGTTGGCCGGTAAGCGACTAGATACTCAGGGTGATCCTTGGCGCATTGCTTAGCGTAGCCCACGGCATTGCGATGGAAGGGGTACTTGGCACACTGGACGAGGTAAAAACCTTCAGCGATGTCATCCTGGCTGCCGACATAAAGATTGGGATAAACTTCGATCATGTTAATCACCTATTTCTAGAGAGATAAAGATTGCGATAGTTACCAAAGTAAATATTATTCCATCTATCAACCAGCACCAACCATAAGGAGGCGTTGTCCTGATTGTTAAATATATCAGAACTAATGTCAGGACTGTAAGTAGTATTCTCATTTTCCAGTCATCCCCTTATCTCCCCCACTGATTGTTGCAGGTAAACGATCAGTTTGTTGATCTGATCTATCCCCGCGTTTACTGCTACTGACCAGACATCGGTTTCCGTATTGTAGGCGTAGAGAAGGATCTGATCGAATCCTTCCTTGTTCAGCTTCGAGAAATCAACCAGGGAATACAGATCGACGTCGTTCTTCGCCTTCAGCCTCTTCTCAACTAGGAATATGAGGTTGTCCAGAGCCGCGAGACAATAAGAACATATCTTTTCCTGTATCCTGAATCTCTGTTTCTTCTCGTCCTCCACAACTTGCACCAAGACCATATTCTGAATCGAGGGGTAGATCGCATCGAAGTATAACTTGTTGGAATACAGTTCCTCTTCGACACGTTTGATCTCCGGGATGAAATGTTCATTGTTCTCGCAGATACGAAGAAGAGATCGCTTATACCCGATCTTCTCTTTGATCCAACGTGCGTCATCCAATAGTTGACCGAAGAACTCGGACTGGTCGATTCTCTCAGGTTCGATAATTTCATGATGAACGAAATCGACATCATCCGTCATCCATTCTTGGCATACCTCTTTGAACGGTCTGTTCTCCGCTCCCTCTATTCCCAAGCCGCCTTCAGTGCAGTTGACAACCACGCCGTAAGACTGCGAGGCGATATTGTTCAGACAGTATTTCATCGCCTGAAAGACTTCATCCGTGTTCACATCTTCCCCGTTGATGTCCTTAATTGGTATAGGATGAGAATTATACTTTTGCTTGAACACTCCGAAGGCGTGAGACTTGTCGCCGTAATAACATAAATCCTGACCGATCAGAATCACAGGCGCGCACCCTAGATTGAAAGCGATCTGGATAGCCTGGCCTGTCACCGTCACTGTATCGCCCATGCAGGGAGCATCCTTGTAAAAACGCTTGGAAAGAAATTCTCCCTCTCCGAGGAAACGATACTGATTGCCCTTGAAAAGAGTTAATATGTCCGGGTGCGTTCTCAGGTTCGTTATCATGGGTACTTTATTGATCCAGGGCTTGCAGTAGTTGATATTCTCGTAGATAGGATCGACGCACATGATATAGGTTGGCGTGATCCCTTTGACGTGTAGCGATAAAGCCGCTGTCCCGCACGCGATGATCACTGCCTTGCCCTGACACTCTCTCAACGTGTCGATCTGCTTCTCTAAACTCGGTCCTCCTGCTACGATGATCGCCGGGCAGGTATATTTGCCGTAAAGCTCGCTGACCCATCTTTCCTTGCTCAATAGATTGATCAGTTGATGGTCTGCCCATTGAGTGAAGAAACGGTTTTCCGTTCCCGCTGAGACTAATAACGCGTTCTTAACCGCCTCGTCCATCATGCTCTCACCTGGAACGAGGGAACCGGCCACGGCTTATCAGGCCGTTCTTCAATGGCAGACATATGCGTAATTGCACGGCCAAGCATAGCTAAAGTATTTACGCACCGAGTTGCATAACAAAGGTTTATAGTATCCATCACCAAAAGATGCGTTTCGTAACATGATTGCCGGAACAACTGCCTTTCTTGCGGGGTATCGAAGATAATATGTGGCCACGCTTCGTTACCACCAAATCTAAGATCAACATCTCTCATAATTTCATGGCCTATATTTTTGAGCATACCAGGCACGTTATCTCTTTCGATTATCTCCAACGTCTTTTCCGCAGCCGCAAGCGCGATGCAGTCCCCTGAGAAGGTGAATGAGTAGTGAACCCTGGTTATATACTCCATATACTCTTTCTTACCGGCAATAGCGGAAAGGGGATAGCCGTTGGCCAAAGCTTTACCGAGACACACGAGGTCGGCGTCCACTCCATAGCACTCCTGCGCGCCCCCCTTGGCGATGCGGAAACCGGTAACTACTTCATCAAGGATGAACAGGGCGTTGTTCTTGTGGCAGAGATTCTTGACGGCGTTCAGGAAATCGTCCTTCGGTTCCTCTTTATTGACAGGCTCCATGATCACGCAAGCGATCTGGTTAGGGTATAGATCGAAGATGGCCTCCAGGCTTGCGAGGTTGTTGTATTTGAAGGGGTGCGTCAATTCTGATACTCTGGACGGTACACCTAGATTTCTCCCCGCTACGCCTATGCTCCAGTCCTGCCAGCCGTGATATCCACATTGGGCGATGTGGTCCCTTCCCGTGATCGCTCTCGCCAGTCTCACCGCGCCGCTGGTTGCGTCCGAACCGTTCTTGCCGAAGCGGACCATCTCCGCGTTGGGCACCATCTGACAAATTCTTTCAGCGACGATCTCTTCAAGCTCTGACGGCAGGGTGAAGATTGAACCCTTGTCGATCTGCCTCTTCACCGCGTCGTCAACCTCTTCGTTGCAGTAGCCCAATATGACAGGCGTCAAGCCCATGACGAGATCGATGTATTCCTTGCCGTCAATCCATAGTTTGCAACCTTTACCTCTCTCTGCTTTGCCGACTCCCGGCCACTGAGTGGGTCCCTTGCTGAACGTCCCGGTTGTTCCAGGTATCCTCATGCGCCCTCCTTGGTATTTCTTTTGTATTTCTGGTTAATTGCCCTCACTTCAGGATGCTCTCTCAGATAGCGAAGAATATGAAACAGGGTAAAGTTCTCCGGCATGGCATCCCATATTGTTCTTACTGCCTGATAATCTTCGATGTAATCAACAGTGAGACGGATGTCGGAGTGGTCATCAATTCCCGGAACATTAACCTGCCGTTTCAGTTCTCGATGAATCCATCTCGTGACGTGTTCGCGGTCAAGCGATGATGCAGCATTGTGTTGAGCGAGGTCTAAAGCGTTCATGTCCATAACTTCTACGTCCATGCCATCAGGAAACATTGGAGGATGAACATTGCTTGTATAGCTATACCCTCCATGGATATGAGCCCAAACGACCATATCAATTATCGCCGGGTCAATCAACGGGCAGTCGGCGGTAAGGCGGACGATATGATCGGCTCCAACAAGATTTGCAACATGATAATATCTATCCAAGACATCTTCCTCGCTGCCACACATACAGGCAATACCGTTGTCAACCAACACGTCGCAAAGTTCTGTCGGCCTGTCGGGTATCGGTATCGCCACCCACACTTCATCCACCAGCGCGCTTCTCTTCACTCGCTCCACCATCTGGACGATCATCGGCTTGCCACCGAGCGGGAGAAGAACCTTGCCGGGTAATCTCGTCGAACCCATGCGCGCCTGTATAATCGCTACTACTTTGCCCATAGTGAATTGAACATTAGATCGCAGTGTCCTAGCTCCTTCCTGATCCGTTTGTAGAGCTTCGGGTTCTTCGGTATCTCTGCCAGGTCCTCTTCAAGTTGTTTCATTGTCTCGCAGCCAAATACCACGTTGTCGTAGTTTGACAAAGCATAGCCTAGAGCGCCTTGGACGGGCGTTGCTCCGTACTGCCGGCAGAGTTCTCTAAACTGAACAGCCGGCGGAAACTGTGTGAACACTGCGCCCTGAGTAAAGGGAGCGCGAGCAAATTCCTTAATATCACCTTTGTACCAATCGGGTATTTCTTTCATTCGCTGATCTAAAACACCAAACGGGAATTGAACAAAATTATAAGCCATCCTCATTGTGTGTAGTGCTTCGTCTGTACCGTAAACGCTTACACCTATATTTTTAGTCAGTCCTGCTTCTCTGGCAGTAAACATCGCTTCGTATATTTCATGGTCACTTGCATATCTCGGAGTGTGCAACAGATACCCCTCGACCTGATCCAGCTTCAACCTCTTGAGCGAGCCTTCGAGATGTTCCCTGACAGCCGTTTTTACGTCGCTGACTCCATCCAGACAATTGGACAATAGCTTCGTGATGACCTTCTTCCCCTGCATACCGGACTCGCCAAGGATCTCTTCGCTGCCGTATGCCTCGGCGGTGTCGAACCAGTCAATCCTTTCTTTGGCGTAGGCCAGCATTTCAAGTGCTTCCTTGCGCGAGGGCTGGCCGGTCTTGTTGTTGCAACCATAGGGCATACCGAGCTGGACCGTACCTAAAACTAACATTTTCCCTCCATGTCTTTCACTGTCAGCCATTCTTTATTTTTATCGCTCGACAGTTCATAGCCTCCCATCGGTTTATCGTAGTGCCTGCCCCATTCGGGGTATTCAGGAAGGATGATGTACCCTTCGTCCTCGATGGTGTGTCTTGCCTCGTCCTCGGTGATCAGGGTCTCGTGGAGCTTCTCGCCCGGTCGAATGCCTGTCACTTTTACTTTGCATCCAGGAGCGATTGCTTTAGCGAGATCCGTTATCTTCATGCTCGGTATCTTCGGGACAAAGATCTCCCCGCCGTGCATACGGAGAAGAGAGGCGTGGACAAATCTTACAGCCTCATCCAGTGCGATCCAGAACCGCGTCATTCTTTCCGACGTCAAGGTGATCGTTCCGGTCTCCCGCTGCTTCAAGAACAAGGGAATTACAGACCCCCGCGAAGAGACTACGTTGCCATAGCGTGCAACAGCAAAACGGGTCTGCATCGAACCAGCATAATTGTTCCCGGCAACGAAAAGAGATTCCATTAGGGCTTTTGACTTGCCGTATGTATTCACAGGGGCGCAGGCTTTGTCCGTGCTCAACGCGATCACTTTCTTGACTTTGCATTCTATCGCCGCCTCTATGATGTTCTGCGCTCCCAGGACGTTTGTCTTTACGGCTTCGAAGGGATTGTACTCGCAAGACTCTACTTGCTTCATGGCGGCCGCGTGGATGACGTAATCGACACCCCTGAACGCAGCGAGCAGTCTTTCCTTGTCTCTTATGTCGCCGATGAAGAATCTCAGCCGCTCGTCCTGGATCTCCTGCTGCATCTCGTACTGTTTTAATTCGTCCCGGGAGAACACGACCACGCGGGCCGGATTCTGCGTCAGTATGTATTTGGTGAAAAATCTGCCAAATGATCCCGTTCCCCCGGTGATGAGTATGTTCATTCTCTCTCCTTGCAGATAAACGCATCATCGTACTCCAACTCGTGCATGACGTTCTGGGCGATCCCAGTCATGGCAACTGAGTCATAATAGGTAAAGCAGTCATAGATCGTCGTGGTGACGCTATTACTCATGCGGGCGACAAAAACAAACTGATCGATGTTGTGGAAGTTATCTTCGATCCACTTAATCAAAGCGGTCTTATTGTCTGGGCAGATGCGCTTAATATTGCTCATAGGTTCCCACGCGCTATGGTTCTCACATTCTCGGTAGCGTCTTTTGTTTACTGTTCCATCGTCATTGCATATTGTTGGGCCACAATCGATTCCGATATGTTTGCATAGGTCGCATCGTTTTTTCATAAAATCTCCTTGAGCATTTCAGGAGTGCGACTGAAGTCTCCCGCGTCCAGACCAATTGAATCCTCAAGTTTGTAGTGACACTCATAAATCTCCGGATTATATTTGTGAAACAAGGTAAAATTGGTCGTATGGTCGCTGATGCCATGCCTCAAACTATCTGCTGAATAGTTCGCCTCGTAATCTTCAATAGTCGCCGGATACTTAGATATGCAACACATGTCCCGGTTGTCCCCGCTGACCAATGCCATCCCTACGGGTATTTCATCATACAGCCAATATATATCCCGACGGTTGGCGATTTTTACAAATGGCACGTCATACTTGAGCAGGAAATGTAAAGAGGACTGATCAAACACGCTCGCCGTCGTTCTGTAACCAAGTTTCGCGGCGTGCTCATAAGCTATGTCGAAGATGGTGTGGTTCAGCAGAAGGTTCTCCCCTGCCGCGATGAATAGCTGCCATTTGATTACGACCTCACGGTAGCCGGTGTCCACGGCCTTGAGCTCGTCGATCATTCGCTTAACGATGTCGACGTCGTTCTGGCAGGTGTTGCCTGAGCCGAAGTCCAGTATGATCATGGCGCATCAATGGAAACATACAGGCTATCATAGAATAGGCCGTTGCGGAATTTCCTGTTTGGCAGTTTCGTCGAATAAATGCAAATGTCACTCGTCTCGATGTACTTCTTCCAGAAATTGATCCCTGCGGCGTTGCAGTAATAGCACTCGCCGTAAACCGTCTTCAAACCCATGCTGCGAAATCCCTCGTTGAGAATGAGATCAGCGGCGGATGATCCGATGTTCTTGTATCTCTCGCCGGGAGCGAGGATTAGGCTGATCTCCGCTATACGATTCTCCCACTGGATGCTAGTCAAACCGCCCATGCCGATAGTCTTGCCGTTCTCCACCAGGGCCCAATAGCGGGCATCGGGGCGGTTGCAGACGTCTTTGTAAAATGATTCCTGCATCTCCCTCGTCAACGGATACGGCGTCCGTAAAGTCTCCAGGCAGCCGTTCCTCCACTGGCGTATTAATTCCATGTCCGATAAATCCAAGGCTCGAAGTTCTATTGTCTGCTCCTCCTCCCTTCGGTTGACCCATACCACGCCCCCAGCACGAAACCGATCAACATGCCCATGAGGATGCCCCCAAACATTACACTCTCACCCTCCATCGCTTTAACAACTCTTGTCTGGTCTCTGCGCTCGCGCTCCAATAATCTTCCTGCAAGTCCTGATCCAGCTCGTCCAATCGTTTGCCGCCCTCTTCCTTCGGTAGGTCGAAGGAGGCCTGATCCCGGATGTAGTGAGCTATTGCTAGAGACATGATCAGATCGTCGTTCTTGCCGCCCTGAGCCTCGGCCTTCCCTTTCTCGTTGCGAACGAACGTCAACATTTCCTCTAGCGTGGGGATGTCGTTGATCGTCTCTATGTGTTCCCGAACCACTTTTACCAGATGGCTGATTGCTGCTGGCCTGGTAAGTTTATCGGTGTGGAATCCGTAACGATTGCTAAGTTTCCCAGTGAAGGCGTCTGGTGTCTGTTCCCTGACGTATTGGCGAGGGTAAGACAGACGCTCCAATTCTTTGACAGGGTAAGTGCTGAAGTTCGCCTCAATGCCAACGAGGGATTGATTGTAGTGCATCCCCAAACAAAAGATTTGCCGGGAAAACAGGTCCTCGTCAAACTGGTGATGCAGGACAGCCACCTGTGATCCCGTAGTATTATCCAGCACCTGCGCCGCAAACCAGTCTGATCCTTCTCCGGCTGTGTCTGCTCCGATGACATACGGTACTCCTTTCCGTGGCTCGCTGTAGAGCCGTATGTAGCCATCGTCCTCGCTCTGCCATTTCTGCGCCTCGGTGAACCAGTCGTTGTCCCAGCCGTATATGAATAAACCCCTTCGTGGAGGCGGAAGAAGCCTGAGCGCTGCTATCCTGGCTGAGACTATGGCGGCGGGGAAGATCGTTTTTCCGGTGACTCCCCATTCGCCCAGGCCATAGACGCTGTAGTAATAATCATCTACGCCTTTAAAGGATTCAATGAGCCTGGTATATTCGGCGTCGATAAAACGATTGTCTTTATACGTAGAGTGATGGGCGGTTGTATCTTGACCCTGCTTATCAACCAGAGCCTTGAGCCAATGGGTAACGGAGACCGGATTGAAGCTTTGAATAATCTGCTTGTAGTGCTTGCTTTGGCCTCGGAGCCGTAGGTCGAGCTGCTTGTGATCTGTGTCATCTAATTCGCTGGCCTCCTCTTCCCAGACTCCCGTGATGCCGTGAATCGATTTCAGCTTCTCGACGTCATCGCAGCCGGCGAAGATGATCGTGTTGCCGTTGGCGCAACGGATCTCCATGTCTGTTTTGTTGACGGTGAAGAAGGCGGATAAATCCCAGGTCGATATAATATTAAGGATCTCAGCGAAGCACGATTGACGGATCGTCTTGGCGACTTTGCGAACAACGAGGAACCGATGACCTTTCTCAGCCAGAGTTCTAACGACGATCTTTTGCGAGGCGAATACACTCTTGCCACTTCCGGCGCCGCCCCATAAAATCAGGTAGCGGGACTTGTTTGTGTAGAGCGGGTAGAAAACATCGTTGGTAAGCGTCGGTAAGGATGTCAGGTCTATAGTCGGCATAAAACCTCGCTTCAGGATGCCTCAGGACACGCGATAATAGGGGCGGTGGTATGAAACTACGTGGCACTATTGCCGCTTTCTCTCAGATTATCGGGCAACTTCACAATCACGTTTAGATCCCCGGTGTGATCAACCTTGTTCACGTTCTGCCATCGTCCCCGTTGCCGATTACAGAGCCAGAATATTGCGGCTGTGGTGTCAGGCGGATAATACTTTCGAATACCTACCTGCTGGACTTCTGATCCCGAATTTATACCGGGCAAAGAGACCACTTTTAGCTCTATGTCATCATGTTCATATCCCATTGCTCTTTGGTACGTTCGATCGGCCACATTTGCATCCGCTTGAAACTTCCCTTTTTTTAAGGCCTCCTGAAATCCAGGATAGACCTTTTTCCATTGGTTTAAATTCGACTCGGCAACCCCAAAAAAATCTGCCAGCTCAGTATCTATAGCACCAAGCAAACATAACTTGTAAGCCTGCTCTGCGTATTCATCTTCGTATTTGCTCGGCCTGCCTCGCTTCGCCATCGTCACCACCCCAAACAAAAATACCGCCTCAATGGACGGTAATTATTGGCAAACCAGAAAAATGCATAAAGATCTCAAGTTCAGTATAAAAAATTTCGGAGTGTTTGTCAATACTTTTCCTGAAATATTTTTCATTCTATCCGATACCTCCAGTCGTAGTCAGCTTTTACTTTCTTCCCTCCGTATCTCTTGGACTTCTGGCTCTGTCCTCCAAAGCTCGTGATGTGGTAATGCATCATATCGAGAGTCTTCCGCCAGCGCGCCGTAACCTTTAGATCCTCGGGGTAGTGAGTATACAGTCCGCATCCGCATTGCCACACCTCTCCATCCGGTCCCATCTCGCCGCATGCCGGGCAGATCACCGGGAACATTGACATGCCTCTTTCCTCAGCCTATTGATTTTCGCAAGCCATCGCAGCGGATCAGGTGTGTAGAACTTCAACGTCTGCTCGATCTTCTCGGCCTGCGCCCTGTTCATCTTGGCGAAACATTTGCCATAGGTCGCGTAGAGATGTCCGGGGTCGGTGTAGACGCGGCAGGTGCTCACTCCATCGCGGCAACACCCATGGCACATCTCGTAGATCGTCTCCTGAACGAAAGCCCTGTCATCTCTTTTGTCCTGCACTGACTGTGGCATTATTACCCCTCTCTTTCAGTTTCTCGATTAGCTCGTCGATGCTCTCGGCCAGAATATAGTGGCCGCCGTGTCTCTCAATCTCACTTTGGAATATTTTCTGCTTCTCCGACTGTTTGCCGCCGGGTCTTTTGAACTCGATCCATACCTCGATCCCGTTCTTGATCGCGTACCTGTCAGGGATACCATGATAACTGCCCATGCCCTGCATGATCGGGAATGTAAACCACCCTGTTAAGCGGAGATAATCGCGAGCGGCACCCTTGATGTCTGATTCTAGCATCGGCAATTTGCTCATACGAACATCCTCTCTTGGGCTGTCTCCTGCGCGATGCGCTTGGTGGCATAATCAACCCAATATTGGTCAATTTCAAAACCGATGTAATTCCTGCCTGTATTGATCGCTGCAACCGCTGTGGTGCCTGATCCTAAAAACGGGTCGAGTACGGTATCCCCTGGCTTCGTATGCAGTTTGATAAAATGCTCCATGAGTTGGACAGGCTTGACTGTAGGGTGCTGGTTCGCTTGAGGAATAATTTTGCGGATCATCTTGTGGGTAGGCCGGATGATGTTCTCGATTTTGTTCGTCTCATCATACCAATTGCAGGAATCGCCACGTTTCTGGGCGACCAGAATAGTTTCGTAGCTCCTGCGGTAATGCCAGCCCATACCCATTGGCCCCTTATCCCAGACAACCATCTGCTTGAAGTCAAATACCTCATCCATCCAGAGGCTCCAGCGGGCAAACATCGGATCTGGTCCGCCGCCGCAGCAGCAGCAGCAGCAGCAGCCTCCGTGTCTGAGTAGTCTATTCCATTCGGGCAGACACGCCTTGAAGATGTCATTTGCTTCGGGGCCGTCGTTGGCTATTGGCCGCGCTTCGCCGGGTTCACCATGCCCTAAAGCCTTCTCCCGCATCGAAATAAGATCGCCATCGTTGTTTTTGTGGCCGAACGGCGGATCAGTCAGCACCAGATCGACACACTTATCCGGCAGTTGTGGTAAAAGCTCCAGCGCGTCTCCGCATATTACTTTGTTCAGCCAGCGATCCATCATCCGGTCCTCCTTCTCGGCTGCCAGAGAACGCGGGCCGTGCCGCGCGTGTAGTCGATCTGGAGTAATCTGCCGCAATGCGTACAGAGCTTGACAGGCTGGCCGCAGTGACGGACTGTGATCGTCGATGAACCGCAGGGGCAAATCGTTTTAATCACCTCTTCCGCCAATTGTCGCCGACCATTCTCAGGCCGTCGCATATCTCCACCAGGCGAGAGACAATATATGGGCCGACTTCATAACGCTTCTTGAGATCCGTCAAGCTGAAGTTGCTGGTTATAATCATCGGTTTCAGATTCTCATAGCGGTTGTTGATCACGTAGTAGAGCATCTGCTCCGTCCACTGTGTGACCTTCTCTTTGCCGAGATCGTCGAGGATCAAAAGGTCAACATCGGTCAGTTTGTCTATGGCCTGCTCTTCCGATTCGCCGCTGTCGTTTTTATAGGTGTCCTTGATCCTTCCAAGCAACGAGATGACATTACCGAAGGTTACTCCGATCTTTTTTTGCAGCAGTAAGTTACAGCAAGCCCCCGCTAAATAGGTTTTCCCTTCACCGGCCTCGCCTGTGATGAATAAAGACTTCTCCGGGACTGTCGCTTTGTTGCCATGTCTCTTGTCTGGCAGCATGTAGGCTCCGGTTGGATTCGGAATGAAGGTGAATAGATCACAATAGGCAAAGGCTTTGTCGTAGGCCTCCCGGTTGTGGCTGGTTCTTTTGGCATTCTCAAAGGTTGCCTCATGGTAGCGGGCAGGGAGCCGCGACCTTTCCAGGGCATAGCCGAGCATTGTTTTTGCTCTAGCTCCTGGACAGCTGCACTCTTCATAGTAGGGTCTATGGCAGAACTCACACTCAGGAATAGATTCGCTTCTCCCATTCTTCCATTTCTCCGCAGCCTGTTGCGCTCCCTGTACCAGATCCGATATTTGCCTTACCTCTCCCATTGCCATTGCCACCTTTCTTTAATTTTTCAAGCTCAAACTGACACCAGCGCCGAAATTGTGATCGGGGATTCGATTTCTTCTCCAGGGGTTTATCAAGTTTGTAGACGGCCCATGCTTTAGCCGTAGCCAATAAGTCTAATGTTTGAAATTCACCGGCAATGGTGACAAGGTATTTAATGTCTGCTGCAGGGTCAAAGGGATAGCCGTTGATGTTTTTTAACACGGCCAATATTGCAAGATTTGGTTCATCGCTGTCGCCGGACGTATTAGGCTTTAGATCTTCTGTATCTGTATCTGTATCTGTATCTGTATCTGGGGGTGTTACATAGTCGTTACACTTCTGTTTCAGTAACGTTTCTGAAACGTTTCCTGCTCTATGTTTCTGAACCCTGGGAGTACTGTCATCGCTAATATATTGCCTTTTATTATGGTTGGTTAGGTGCATCGTAGGTTGCCCATCAAGATCAACCACTTCGATCATCAAAAGAATCGTAAACCGTTCGTAAAAATTCCTAGCGTGATCGTAACGAATCCTAGCCTTTCTTGCTACGCTCTTAAGTGTGTATGGAACTCCTTCGCCCATGAGTAAATAACCGCGCCGGGGTGATTTGTTTGCAAGGCACATTATGACTACCCAAAACCAGGAAGCGATAGGAGGCATATCCTCTAATTTTGGCTCATCCGGCAGCTCGGTGTAGCACCTGAACCAGTCCATTCCAGCAACCCTCCAACGTAGGAACATTTTTCCAACATACGGGTAAAAAAAACTAGACAGTAGTATTCCCACTGTCGAACAGGATCTCTTCCGGCAACCCTAACGCCTCAGCGATCTTCTTGCGATAGCCAGGGTAAAGCGGTCTGCGGCCACGCTCCAGGAGGTTCATCGTACTTTGGTTGATACCGGCCTTCCTGCCGAGACCTGCCTGTGACAATCCTAGTTTTTGACGCTCTGCGACAACTCGATCTAGCATATGAATCGCGTCGTTACTCTTGAGAGCCTCGTTACTCTGGCGCAGGGATCGGATCTCCTGCTGGCTGGCGGTGAGGTCTAGCTGCAACTGCTTATAGTTCTGAAGTGTTACAGCGATTTCCGCCAATTCAATGCCTGACAGGGACGTTGATCGCAGCCGATCAATCTCCCCCTGCAGCATCTTGACGGTCTCGGACTCCATGATCGCCCGCGCATTTTCCATCGCAGTTTGCATTATGCGATCCTGCAGTTCGGCGTTCTCCTGCCGCAGCCGGATGTTATCTGCAAGCCACTCGGCGGTATGATCTGGTGGATCTATCGGGTTGCCATACCCATCAAACCAACGCTGGTATGGCGCTACTGTGCTACTTCCATTGCGGGTGTCATCTGTCAATTGTCTCTCCCCCTTTTTTTCCGCATGTCACGCAGCATCCTCCGCCCTGGCAGGCACGATCATCGACCAGCAGGACACGGAACTTGTTGCCGTCGTGATCGGTGACGGTGGTGATAGATTTGATCCTGCACCAGCGGATCGGGATACCACCACTTCCTTTTTGGTAACTCCGGAAGTATCGGCATTTCTCCATTTTCTCCCGACACTCAAACTCTTTGTTTGCCACCATAATACAGTTGCAACCGTAGCGATTGACGTCCCAAAGTTTCACGCGCTCTCCCCCTTCTTAGTCGTATCTGTGCGCAGGCCAATTTTCGTTTATCTGCTCCATCTGGCGACTGATGCGGTCAATTCTCTCCACGTTGTGCTTGAAGCACCAGTGCGGCCCCCGGCCTGTTCCCGCTGGTTCGTTGCAGCCGGGTTCTATGCACGGCTTACCCGTGTGATACTTGGCGCTATTGCCCTCGGCGTTCGGATCTTTGTAGCCTGGCATCGGTCTCTCTCCCTTCTTATTCGAATAACTGATCCTGCTTCGTCCTCTTCCTCAGCGTCGGAATCGCCTCATACCGTTGGTCGTCCGTTCCGGTGATGTCGTTGACCTCGATGATCACTCTGTATTTACTTCGCAGTTCGTGGGCATCAGGAGCGGCCACAACATCGATCATCAGCGATTCGGGCTTCTCCTTGCAGATGTACAGTTTCATGCTTCACACTCCCGCATCTTCTGATCGACTATGGCCGGCCTTGCCCATTCACGGTTAAACTTCGCCCATGCCGGATCTCTCTTACCATCTTTGCCCCGGTACAGCATAGCCATCGGCATAAAACCTGCTGCTATTGACTGCCGTAGCCGTACCGTTGCATCTGAAAGCGTATCGCCGGGATAGCCAACCAGGACGTAACAGCGCATCGAATGAGATGCTGGTGTGAACCCCGCTATCCTCAGCATCTTCCCGGCCTCGATCAACGGTTCTAGGTCGTCGGCGGTGTCATAGGCAAAGAAAATTTCCTTCGGGTGCACATCCCGCAGATAGTGGACGTGCCAGCCCTTCAAGCGGGCAGCCTCTAATCCTCCGGTAAACATCGGCCTGCCCATCTTTTGTTGTTTCAGCATGGCGAATACTGCCTTGATATGTTCATCGGAGCAGGCCAAGAGATTGTCATCCAGGATGTTGTTGCCATAGGTGATCGGCAGTTCCCTGATCGTGCCCTCTCGCTTCCAGACAGAACAGAACCAACATTTGTTTGGGCATCCCCTGGACGTGATGACATACCCCGGTTTGAGATGGCGGCCAGGTACGAAGTCTCCACCTGGCGCATCGAACGCAGGGCCTCCCATCGAGACCGGGGCGACGTGCGCCCATTCCTTCGCCAGCATTTCAGCGCGGGCAAGGTCGTAGGTGAAACATACCGATATGTGGACAGCGTCAATGTCGGGCAGGAACATGCCCGGCAAAGCCTTCTTCGATTTGCCTTTGTCGTAAAAAGCAAGCTCATCTTCGGGTGTCGCCTTGGTCCAGCGTGGAAACACTCTTGCGATATTCACTTTTCCACCTCCACCTCAACTTCTCGCCGTCCGAAATTGATCGCCTCGCCACGGCTTGCAACGAAAATATCTATGCGCTCATTACGGATGTCCTTCCCCGTATCCTCTGCCACGTACCTGTGGCCGTCTACCACGATAATGGAACCTAGCGGGATGATACTCTTGTCCACTGCGACCGTCCGTCCAACCTGGGGCATCCTGCCGCTTCTGGTGGGGTTCCCTGTGGCGATGTACGCGGTCGCGATGAATGTTTGCGCCGTGCTCATTTTGCCGGGGCCGGGCAGATCGGACAGCGGATGCGGGTAGAGCAGGAGCAGGAGGAGCAGGATCAGGGCGCGGGTCATCGCCCTTCCGTTGCCATGAAATCGACCCATTCAGAATCTATCTCTTCGAGTAGTCGATCCATCAGCTTAATCACTTCAGATGTCATGCTGGTGTCTCGGAGCCGATCCAGCTTTTCCCGGTAATAATCAATCCGTTCAACATCCATCTCTTATCTCTCCCTTCAAAATTGGTTGCCGGGACAGGGTTCGAACCTGTATTATGGGGGCCAAACCCCATGTGCTGCCATTACACTACCCGGCATTATGCTAGAAAGCGCGCACTACGCAACGCCCTTGGCACATTTATTACAAAAAACCTTGCCCTGTTTAACTGGATGCTGTTTATCTGCGTTAAGCTTCCGACCACAGGAACTGCATATTAGATCGCTGAACTTTTCCTCAATATCCTTCCAGCCAAGAACTCTTATAGCTAAACCTTGTGCTTGAATGATGTCTCCAGGCCTTGCATCAACCATCCCCAACGTCTCCTCTCAAAATTGTGCAGCGCGCATTAAGCAACGCCCTCTTGCTTCCACCGCTTGGCCAGGATGCGGCCGTACAATCCCCACTCCGACACCGGCACCTCCCGCAGTACCGTCAGCTCCGGCGTCCTCACTTTGCCGTCACACTCCTTGGGCAGCACGATCTTGTCAATCGGGACCGCGACCTCGATCACCTTGAAGGGATTGCCGGAAGTACTGCTCCTGCCGAAATCTAACGCCCACGCTAAATACGAGACATGTAGACCCACAGAGCAACTCTCGTGGGTATTTGGGTCACAATTCTGCCGAATGGTCTTTCCGATCACGTATTGGACGCCAGGATCGCGAAATGAGTGCGAATCGGGGCGCACGGCCTTGTACAACGTGGCAATTCCGTCTTTGTGTGCGATGCCATGCAGGTCCAGGTATTCCTCGATGCTCTGCGGGTATCCGTTGACGATCCGGGCGTTGCCGGCGATGGTAAGCTTGGCAGCATCCGAAAATTTGACGATCTGAACATTGGCTCGGGCCTTAACGCTGCTGTGCTCCCTGGCCTCAACGCTGCTGTTCTCCCTGGCCTCAACGCTGCTGTTCTCCCTGGCCACAACGCTGCTGTTCTCCCTGGCCACAACGGATGCGTTCTCCCAGGCCTCAACGCTGCTGTTCCCCCAGGCCTCAACGGATGCGTTCTC